CAGAATATGACATCAAAAGTATGGAACTGAACTTGCAAGCTTATCTGGACTATAAGTACAAACTCTTCATGGCTGATAAACTGATAGATAAGGCCGTAGAATTACTACGAAGCACACAAGACACTCCGTATAAGATCGCCAAAGCGACTGGATTGTCACAAACAATTATCGGCAAATGGAAGAAAGGAGAAGGCAAGCCGAGTAGAGCAAATGCCAGATATATACTCCAATATTTTGGCATATCCAATATGGAAGACCAACCTGTCAGCCAAGGAGGCGAAGACGTCACGCCACCGAAAACTGAACTAAATAACCCAAAAACTATGGAGAGATTCTTAGATTCACTACTCCGGCAAAACGAGGAGTTGATTCGGCAAAACGGGGCTTTAATTGACCTGTACCGAGAAGAGAGAGCGAAAAGCAAGGGCGATGTCGCCCAAAAAAAAGAGGCATAGCGGTATTCTAATTAGCCTTATGCCATCTTCATTAGAGCGGAAGCAATATGATAAAATAGAACCACCCAAAATAAGCTCCATATAATCGAGCTACACATTTAAAGGAGATTACGGTCTCCTTTAAAAATGACCGGGGCGCCCGCAGGCCAAAACATAAAAACTTCGGTTTATTTCAATAGCACAAATATTTTTTTACTCTTTTCTTACCAACTCATTTCGATAGGGGTAAATTCATAAACTCATGAAAAAGTTATTACACTTCTTACTATTCATTGTTGGACTAACATTATGCGCCTGCACATCAGAAAGCAATAATGATGATGGCTTTGATCCACTAAGTGGCTACAACAAGAAATTCGATTTTTCCAATGTTGACACGGTAGGACTTCGTATTACAGAGTGTTGGGGAGATGACAGCAACGATTTCGTGGCCTCCCCCTCATATCGGGAATGGTGGGGTAAAGATTATGTTGTAATATTGGGCAAGCGAAATAACACATATGCATGGCTTGGAGTATTCGATTACTTTACTCGTAAATGCATATATGATTACACAGACTGGGGAAAACCAGTCGGATATACAGAATATGGGGAGGAATATAAATATGATGTTACAGAGATCTGGCCAACTCAATTAACATTCGGGGATAATTACTTCACAGCCGCAATAAGATACAGCGATTGGGAAAATAATAGAACTCGAATTGACTTTGTTGTATATACATCGGATAATAACACAATCAGGAGGACGGTATTAGAAGAAATGCGCAGTTCGGCTGCGGTAGGTCATCATAACTTTGGAAATTTGTATAGGGACTTTCCGTTCTTTTATTTATACCTCAGATTCTTCTCTCCAGACTCGCAGCAGCAAACCGTATGGTTTTATAATTCGAGCATTAATGAAATAAATACATTTACGTTCAATTCCTTACCTAATAAATCGACGGCAGCTATAATAGATGCAGCTTTCGCCAATGCAGATTATACGCAATCTCGCATCCTCATAAACCCTAATGATGTAGAATCCTGGCTCGCGTATACAAGTCCAGATCAATCAATCAAATTAGTGGCTTACGATCATGGCGAACTATCCGACGTTCAGGAAGTAGCGATTTTCGATGAATATACGGGCTCCTATGACCAAGCGCCACGGTATGCAGTTGAATACTTAGAACAGGAAGCCGATAGCCATTTATTAAAAGTAACCCGCACTGAATATAACGGGACGCGGGAATCCAAGAAGGTGCATATATACATTTACGATAATGAATACAATATAAAAATAGAGTAACTACATGATTCATAAAGAGGATATTTCGTTTACAAACGAAATTTTGTCGAGTATAAACGACCCGCGTAAATCATTACTTATCGTTGATGTTTACCGATTAGCTCAGAACGAAGCACAGGCTGATAGAGTAATGAATACGTTGGTCGAATATGAGGCCACTCGCAAATCTAATTTGGCATTAGAAAAAACGTGCAACACAGCAGTATTAATTGATAATGGTGGTGCTGAATATATATTTGCCCAACAACAGGAGCGCGAAATAACCCTTCGACAAGAGCGTGAATTTAGGGAATTGTCAATACAAGAAATAAAACGCAATAGACGGTGGGCGTGGGCAGCTTTTTTAGTTTCGCTTGTAAGTATAGGAATATCTATCATTTCGCTATGCGTTAAATAGCAATAAAAAAGTGACACAAAATCTGAGTCGTTCACGTAACGGTTTTTTGTACCTTTAGAACAATAAACACCACCAAAGTAAGTTTTCCCTATGAGGAAAACACAAACTTTTAGAACAATCCATCCAAAGATAAAAGCCTCAAAAATTAGGGGCGGAATCCATTGTTATTAAAATGCCTGCTCCCACCTTTGCCCTGAGAGATTGTTTTTCATGGCAGAAGGGAAGCTGACGATAAAGCAGGAGAAGTTCTGCAACAAGTACCTCGAGTGCGGCAACGCATCCGAGGCGTATCGTTTTGCGTATGACTGTTCCAGAATGACAGATAATGTGATATCTGTCAAGGCATCTCAATTGCTTTCTAACGGTAAGGTTACGGTAAGGGTAAAACAACTTCAAGCCCAATTAGCCGAAAAAGAACTTATCACCAAAGAGGAGCTAATCCGGCTTAATGTATCCATCATTAATGCCGACGTACTCGACTTTGTCGATGCCGACATGGTTGATATGAAAACCGAATATGGCGTACGGCAGGTTCCCTCAATTTCTTTCCAAGACCTAAAATCTCTTCCGCCTGAAAAACGGCGTTTAATCCAGTCCATAAAGATTGACCGTTCAGGTAGCCCCGTCGTGGAATTGATGGACAAAAGCAAGGCGATAGAAACCATCAACCGCATGCTCGGATACAATGCCCCGGAGAAAACTGCCAACACTGACACTAAAGGTAATGACCTTCCGCAGCCGACATTCAACACAGATCGTTTCTTTCAATTAATACAAATGAGCAGGAGCGATGACTGATTATTCCAGTGTAGGTGACTTCTTGTTGAAGGAAGGGTGTTTGGCATTTACGTCCGTAATGTTCGAGGCTGTGAACAAACAACCTTTTCGGATTGCGCCCCATCATCGAATAATATGCCATAAACTCGACCAAGTACTCCGTGGAGAACACCCGACTAATAGGCTCATGTTTAACATTCCTCCGCGACATTCTAAAACAGAGTTAGCCGTCGTGTCTTTCTCTGCGATAGGATTTGCCATCAATCCGCGTTCCGAGTTCATGCATCTTTCGAGTAGCGATCAACTTACTACCCGGAATGTTACGAACATACGAAGGATCATGGAGGATCCCAATTACCGCGCATTCTTCCCAAATGTCGAACTGTCCAACAATGCCAAAGGAAGTATATCCACCTCAAGCGGGGGCGTAATGTATGCGGCTCCCTTTATGGGTCAAATAACAGGATTTGGATGCGGTAAACTGGGAGCACAAGAATTCAGCGGTGCAATGAGTATTGACGACCCAATGAAGGCGCAGGATAGCTACTCCAGTACTACCAAAGAGCGCATTGGCGAACTGTGGACTTCTACATTCAAGAACCGTCTTAATGACGTTCGCACCCCGGTCATTGTAACAGCTCAAAGGCTCGCTCCAGATGATTTTTGCGGATACTTATTGCAGCTTGAAGGCACGATAGAGGAAGGTGGAGAATGGGATGTTGTCAAATTCCCCGCAATCTTAGATGCAGGGCTACCTACCGAACGTGCACTTTGGGAGGATCGGTTCGCGCTTGATAAATTAAAGCGATACCAAGAAGCGGATCCCTTCATATTTGAGACCCAGTACATGCAGAATCCCAAGCCTCTTGAGGGATTAATGTATCGTGAATTCCGAACATACGACGTTATCCCCTACTCCAAAGATTGCACGCATAAGAATTACACCGATACAGCAGATACGGGAAGCGACTATCTATGTTCGATATGTTACGACGAATTACCCGAGGGAAATTATGTGACCGATGTGCTCTACACAAAAAAGCCCATGGAGTATACCGAACCCAAGACGGCCGAAATGCTTGCAAGGAACAGGACGGAATGGGCTAATATTGAAAGCAATAACGGAGGGCGGGGCTTTGCGCGCAATGTAGAACGCATCCTTCGCCAGATGAACATTACCCACACAACGGTTAGTTGCTTTTGCCAGACCGATAATAAGCAGGTGCGCATATTTACCAAGTCGGCAGACGTCAACAACATGACATTTTTCCCGACAAATTGGGACAAAAGGTGGCCGGAATTCTATCAGGCCATTATGGGATACATGAAAGAAGGGGGCAATGCGCATGACGATGCCCCCGATGCGCTGACCGGATGCTTTGAAAAGCGCAGCACACCGATACAAGACGATGATTTAAGTGATATTAATATTTGGTAAACAATGAACTTTTTAGATCGCCTTTTTACATTTTTCCAAAATAAAACGCTCAATGCATTAGGTGTTGAGCGGGATTTAATGGAGCTTATCAAGGCAAAAGACATCAGCCGGGCTATGTCTTTGATGGAAGATCATGATGTCGAAGTGTCCAAGGCCCTGTGCGAATACAATCCAAAATCCCACGCCGTAATGGGGCGTCGAGACAAAACGAGGAAGGGACAGGAAGATTACCGCACGGAGAAATTGCCCCGCACTCGTCAACGCTATATAAATGAGGTGGAATTGTTCTTCCTGCTTGGAAATCCGATAAAATGGAAGGTATCCGACGAATCCGGTGATGCCGATGCATTTTCGGCTTACAAACAATTCCTTCGAGAAATACGATTCGACAGTAAGATGCGACAGGCTAAACGGCTGGCCGGAGCCGAAACCCAAAGTGCAAAGCTGTATCACATTTACAGGGACGAGGCAACGGGGCTTCCTTGGGTGAAAATAGTTGTGCTGTCGAAGTCTAACGGATATACCTTGCGCCCCATGTTCGACCAATATGGTAACCTCCTCGCATTTGGATGTGGGTATTATTTGAAGGAGGGCGCCGGAACAGTAGAGCATTTCGACATTCATACACCCACTTTTATATTCCGGGGCAGAAAAGCCAAAATAGGTTGGGATGTGACCCCAGTGCTTAATCCAACTGGTAAAATTAACATCATTTATTACAAGCAAAATACGGCATGGGATGGATTGCAGCCCCGAATTGATCGGGAAGAAAGTATTGACTCAAAAACCGCAGACACCAACAATTACTTTGCGGATCCAATGTTCATTGCCACCGCAGAGGTTATCAAAAGTCTTCCCAAAGCTGATTCCCCCGGAAAGGGGATCAAGCTGTCAAGCAAAGATGATCGGTTTGAATACCTTAATCCACCTATGTCGTCTGAAACGAGGCAACAGGAAAAGTCGGATTTAAAAGAATCTATACTTTTCGATACTTTCACTCCGGAGTTCACTCCAGAGAAAATGGTCGGATTGGGGACTTTGTCCGGTGAAGCCATTAAGCGCGCAATGGTTCTCGGATATATCAAGCGTGATAATCGAAAAGAGATATATGACGAACTCGTCGACCGGGAAAAGAATCTCATTTTGGCGATTATGATGAATGTAACTCATATCCATATGAGAGACAAACTCGCCACCCTCAAGATCGAGCATGAATTTTCGGAGCCCTTCAACGAAGACATTACTGCAAGGTGGCAATCCATAGGGAAAGCCTATGCAGATGGAGTGCTTTCACTTGAGGAATCTGTAAAATTAATGGGTGTTGCAGATAATTACCAAGAGGAAATCGAAAGAATTAGGCAAATGAAAGAAGCCTCTGCCACAAGCATTTACCAGGATGCAAAAACAAACCTTTCGACCAAAAAAGACGAGAATTCAAGCATCAACACCTCGGCTGAATAAAACTTTTAGGACAATGAAGGCTATTATACATCAATTTGATCCGCAAATTTATCCTCGGTTAATTTGGGTGGTGATAGGTGAAAAAAGCGCATCTGCAATAAGCGATAGGTTTGAAAATATAACAGATATGGACGACACATCTGCGGCGGATACGCAGAGTACATACGACATCACAAATAAAAGGGGTGGAGTTCTTATCAGGTTCGCCACAAAGGCGAACGCTCAAAATATCCAGTACGTTTGCCACGAATCTACACATGCGGCTATGGAGATATTCGATTATATCGGTGGACGCATTGATTGCAGTAACCAAGAGCCATTCTGTTATTTGGTCGGCTGGATATCTGAATGCATAAAAGAGGCTTTGAATTACCGTACAAAAAAAGTATAAATTTCCGTCCTGCCCATTGTTATTAAAATGCCCGTCGAAATCTTTGCAACAGAGATTAATTAAAATAATATGAAAGAAAAACTTTTAGCACTGCTCCAAACCAAATTTGCAGGGGTGGACAATGCGATCCTCGACCGAATCGCAACGAAGAAGTCAGAGAATGTAACGGACGAAGCGCAATTACCTACCATAGCAGAGGGGATTGGCTTTCAGGACGTGTTAACCAGCTACGGCGACTACCGTGCAGGGGATGCGCAGCAGACCGCAGTCAAGAACTACGAGAAGCGGCATAACCTCAAAGACGGGAAGCCTATCGAGCAACCTGCCACAGGGGAGCGGCAGGCGAATACTACTCCCAGTAGCGAAGAGCCCGAATGGTTCAAAGCCTACAAACGCCAGCAGGAAGAGCGTGAAAATGCTGTAAAAGCAAAGTACGATGCCTTGGAAGCAGCGCGTGTAAAGGCCGAACGGGATTCATTGCTGCGCACAGCGGCCAAGGCGGCAAATATCAACGAATCGGCATTGGATGATATCCTAAACCTCGCATCTGCAATGAGCGAGGAAAATCCGGACGAAGCGAAGCTCAAAGAGAAGTTCGCAGCACTCCAGACGCGATTCGTTGCCGCAGGGCTTGAGGGGCAGGAAACGGCATTCCCCTTCTCCACATCTGAGGCTCAAAGCAAAGAGGAGGCCAAAATGTGGGCTGAAAATCTGCCGGATGCAAAATAAAAACAACAACAAACATGGCTATTAAATTCGAAAAGACACAAGTTAAGGGCGGGTTCCCGGTATTCTGGCGCGGAGAGCGCGAAGTGCTGCCGGGTGATTTCGCCGTGAAGGGCACCTATCCGGAAGGCACGATACTCAAAGAGGGAACGCCTATCAAACTCGATTTCGAGAACATGGAGTGCACCATCTGCAAATCGGCACGAATCGTAGAGGGCGGTACCACAACCAAACCGCGTGTCATCAAGGGCTCTATGTTCCAGATCAACGATGCCGTCAAAGTAGGCGATTCCTCCGGCACCATCAAGAGCATTAGCACCGCCAACGAATCATACGACGAAATCACATTAAGCGCAGCAATGACAGAAGCAGTAGCAGGCGCTGATCTGCTCGGAGGGGATGAAATTCCGGACGCCGTCATCGAAACGACAAAGGAATACACCAAGGCCAATGGATTTCCGACTGTCTCGGCAGCTTATGGGGCGCGAATCCTCAAGGATGTAGCATACCCCATCCCCGAGACTTGGCTGCAAGGCTACAGTATGAAAAACAACCCTGAAATCAAGTACATCAGACAGTAAAAGACAGGTAAACAATGAGCGAAGTATATTATTCTTCTATTTTCAGCGAGCTGACCAAGCAGGTGCAAGCTCGCATCGACGCAGCATCTGAACTGCGCAAGCGCTTGTTCGACCAAAATGTCTACGAGCGTTTTTTGGAGTGGGATACTCCCACGGTAGGGTTCAATTTCGAAGAGATCATCGGATCGTATAATCTGGGCGTAGCAGCTGCCACCTTGGATTCGAAAGGCAAGGAACCCATTATGGGAACTGAAGGCCTGGCTACAATAGCCAAGAAAGTCCTCATTCACCAAATGACCCTACCGATGCCCATTGAAGACTATCGGAAGGTACTTCAGCTGCTGGATTCACGCATGATCTCAGATCAGGCAAAGAAACAGCAGCTCGTAAACCTCATGTGGGGCGGCGTTGAACGGGTCGTGGAATCCGTACAGGCCAAAATAGACATCATCTTCCTAGGTGCCCTCTCGAACAAAGGGGTATTTTCATTCACTCAGGAAAACAACCCCGAAGGAGGTGTGCGAGGCAATATCGACTATGGCATGCCGCAAGAAAACATCGCCACAGCAGATACACAGTGGACGGAGGGCAACATCGACACGGTCGATGTATTCGAGGATATCCAAGGCATTGTCGATGCGGCTCAGGAGAAGGTGACCTTCGACCGCATCCTTCTGGATCAAAAGCGGCTTTCGTACATCCTGCGCAGCAAGAAGATGAAGCAGGTCATCTTCGGCACGGACAAATCATCGTCACCACTTCTGCTGGCCAACCTAAACGAGTTCATGCGGTCGAACGGATTGCCCGTATTCGAGGTGATCCGACGGATGACGCGCATTCAGGACAATGGCAAGATCCGCGAATACAAACCGTGGAATGACAAGAGCCTCGTATTCGTGCCGGAGGGTCGTCTCGGCGTTATCAAAAACGCCTACGCAGACAACGAGCTTCGCCCCGAGCCGGGAGTTGCCTACTCCAACTACGGACGCATCCGCATCTCGCAGTGGGGCAAAGGCGAGACGGATAACTCGAACGGCGTGGAGTTCACGAAGGCGCAATCCATCTCTTTGCCCGTCATTACCGAAATCAACGGTATTTACTCGCTGAGTGTAGAATCGTAGGAGTGCATGACGGTCGCAGAATGCATACATCAGGAGTTCAGCATGGTCGGAACCATCTCCGACTATGGCGTTCGCCGCTTCGCCAGGGAATGGGGTTACGATCCCAACTCCCTGGCGGGTAGCGACCATCAGCAACAACTAATCGCCAAGCGCGTATCCGAATTCATCGACAGCCTGATAATGCACCCTCTGTCGGTAAGCGAAAACGGGCATTCGGTGTCCTGGTCTGAAAGCGCCATGAAGCAACGGGCACAACTGATGCTTCGGCAATATGGCATCACGCCCGGCGAAGAATTGAGCAGCTCTATTGGCCTGTCCTCGATAAAGGATGCTTCGAACTTGTGGTAATATGTATTTCGCGCCCCACATACTCTATTTGAGGATCGATCCTCCCAAACAATACGACGAACTGGGACGTCCGATAGCTATGTCCGAAAGTGATGCGTGGCAGGAAATAGGTGATTGTCGTTGCGACGACGACACAACCATCCGCCTTGTATCAGAGAACGGAGAGGTACGCCAATCGAAATACCACATCGTCTACGAAGGGAGAGGAGTACCCAAAGGAGGTTACGTGAAATGCATTGACAAGGCAACCGGCACAGTACGGGGCGAAGGTACAGTGGCAATAGCCAAGGTAAACAACTATTTCAACGCTTCAGACCTTTGGATATGATTACAACGGGAGACGCGCGTAACATACTGTTCTCGGCGTGTAAGGGGGTTGGGATAAAAGACATGCACACTTCATGGGCGATCCCCGAGGGGAAAGTCGATAGAGAGCGTATCGTCGTCATCACACCACCCGAGCAGACGCCGGACACGTATTGGGAAAATTGCTTTGTTGCTGTAAACCTGTGTGTCCCCGACATCAAAGGGGAAGCGAACCTAAAACGGCTGGACGAACTCGAACGGGCAGCCAAGGCGAGGTTCAAGGAATGGACGTACGGCACTTACGACGGATCCGCATACAGGTACAGGTATGAGAATATCGGCCGCGAAGAAGATGTGAACCTCGGATGCCACTATATCTACATCAGAGTACTATTCAGAGTATTAAACATTAAAAACAACTAAAACAATGGCAAAAGTAATAGCAGTAGGAATCAAGAAGCTGTATTATGCAGACCCTGCGAAGGTCACAGGAGATCTTACGGGTACTCTTCTGGCAACCATCATTAAAGATGTCAGCACGAAACAGGTGGAGAACATCCATCAAGACACATGGAGCATCGAAGAGGAGGAGCCGTCTACCACGGAGTACAGGAACCAACTCACCAATGGCGTATATCGCCAAGACACCGAAATGGGTAACATCCAGATGTCGTTTACCATCGGGCAATACGACTATGAAACCAAGGCGGCTTTCATGGGCGGCACGGGGTCGGAGACGTCATGGAAGCGTGCGCGAGGTGTCACGCGCATTGAAAAATGCATGATCGCCCTAACGGAGGACAACCAGTATTGCGTCTTTCCGAAGGCCTCGGTTATCGCCCGCAACACCAACAATGAGGGCGCCGTAGGTATCGGTGTAGCAGCTGCTGCCCTGGAACCCGACAACACGGCGGTCTCGTCGGAATATTGGTTCGATTCTTCGGAGGTGGACGTCGAATAAAAACCTCCAAGCAATCAGCAGTCCAGGGGTGGGAGGCGTGTGCCCCTCACCCCTATTTCTTAAAATCAATCTTATGAAATTGGAGTTTATCAGTATCCGTATCGCATCGAAGGGATACACTGTATACAAGATGTCCCCCATGACGGCAACGCGCATCATGACGGCGCGGGATGTCAACAAAGATCCGGACGAGAGTAAGGCATGTATATCGGCGATGGCGCATAGTATAGCCTTGGCGGTTGTCGGCAGCCGCAACATATTCGCGGGTGTCAGGGTGTGGTTTTTACGCCGAAGATTCATGAGGCGGAGCACATTCAACGAGTTGTTCGACTGTTACCAGAAAATACTGCTGATGATACCCCTTGAGGATATTGCCTCGGTTGCAGCCGTAATGGAGGGATTGTCCACAACAATATCCAAAGACCATGAGTAAATCGGCGGATATTGTCGCCAGGTCATTGTTGAATACGCATCATGCGTCGGTAAAGCTCGGGGTGCTGACATTCCGGGTATACCAGCCGTTCGTGAAAGATTTGGCAAGGGCATTCGCCGGAGGGAAAATAGACGTTTCGATCTCCGGAAGGCAAAAATATTCCATGGAAACAATATCCAGGCTGCTTTTCCGGCACTCATGGTGCCAGAAACTATTCCTGTGGTACGCCAAGCGGTATGCCACCTGTGAAGAGATTTCCGCCGCGACCATGAAAATAGCCGACATCGTATCGGGCAAAGACTTGTTCGATTCGGTGAAGATCGACAAAACACGCCGGAAAACAGTATCTGAAACCGTCGGGAATAATACGATAACGGGCATTATCGCAACGATGATGGATCAATTGAACATCTCCTACAACGAAGCCTTCCAGGGCATAAACTACCCTACCATGCTCCTCATGATGACCGACAAGGTGCGCACACTCGTAGGGGACGAGGAAAAAATAGTGCAGGGATCGGGCGCCGATATGGCCCGAAGAAGAAGCAATAAGAAAAGAGGCAATAAAGAGCAGCAATGAGCGCATTATCATTCAAAATAAACGCGGAAACCGATAAACTCAAGAGTTTTATTACCATGCTTGAGCGGTTGCGGCATGTTCTGGCCGAAATCCCGGACAGCACAAAGGAATTCGACGTCATAAACCGCAAAATTGGCGAGATGGAGGCGCGTGTCGAGCAGACAATGCGCAAAATCGCCCAGATGGAGCAGCAGGCAATGGATGCGGCGTCCAAGGCTGCCGCATCGGCCACGACCGGAACTGCTGGCGGCAACTCTACGGCAGGAACAGCGGCTACCCGGGCCGAAACTGCGGCACATCATGACCTGCTTAGTGAGCTAAAAGCCGCTAACGACGAAAAAACAAAAGCAATGGCCCAAATTAGGCTATATTCGAATGAGATCGCACGATTAAAAGCGGATGTCGCCGCGCTCAATAAGGAAGAGCAGCAGAACGGGCAATTGTCTGCAAAGAAAAGGGCGCAAGTATTGGACGCTGCCGTATCTATCGAGGAATACAAGCAGGAAATATCCCAATTGAAGCGGGAGCTCGCCAACCAAATCAAATTGGAGAAGGCCGCCGTCGGCTCGATCAACGAAATGTCCCAGGCGCTTACCCGTATGCGTGCGGTGTATAAAAATATGAGCGACGCGGAACGTGAGGGGGCGCAAGGGCAAACGATGCTTAAAAACATCGAATCGCTCGACACGAAGATCAAAGAACTGGATGCGTCGATGGGCGTCCATACTCGCAATGTCGGCAATTATGCCTCGGGATTCAATATGCTGGGATTCCAAATTCAGCAAGTTGCCCGCGAGTTGCCGTCGCTGGCATATGGCCCGCAAATATTCTTTTCCGCCATATCCAACAACCTGCCGATGCTGGCCGATGAAATAGCACGGGCGAAGAAATCGGTTGATGAATTGAAGAAAGCCGGGCAAACCTTCACGCCCGTATGGAAACAGATTGCATCGTCGATCTTCTCCTGGCAAACCCTGCTTGTGGCCGGCGTAACCGTGCTTACCCTTTACGGCAAGGAGATAACCAACTGGGTAGCGTCGCTGTTCAAAGGTAAAACGACGATAGACGCCTCTGCCGCTGCACTCGAACGCTTTAATTCCGCTATGGCTCAAGGTTCGGTGTCGGCTCAATCCGAATTAACCAAATTGAACCTGCTGTATAGGGCTGCGACAGACCTTTCCAAGCCCTATGAAGAAAGAGCCGAAGCGGTCAAAAAACTGCAAGACATATACCCCGCTTACTTCGGCAATATGGCTGCGGAACAGGTTATGGTCGGGAATGCTGTCGGTGCTTATGAAAACCTGCGCGACGCAATTATCGAGGTCGCAGAGGCGAAAGCCGCCCAAGAACTTATTACAGAGGACGCAAAGAGTTTAAAACTTATTGAAAAAACAGGGGATGCCTATACCAACTATTCTCTTGCTTTAAAAGAATACAGAGTAGCATATGCTGCAGCACAAGAAGCCAGCAAAGGGAAGGGCCCAATAACATTTTCTCTCACCTCTGAATCTGCAAGTTTTGAAAGGGCGAAAGCAAATTTAAGGAGGTTTAGGGATGATTTTATTAACGAATTATCAAATCTCAGTAAAGATGGTGATGACCTTTGGAAGCGTATAAACGAAGGCTATGAAGGTGATGTCGATGCATTTATTGCAGCGATAAATGCCGGCATCGAAAAATTGACCCCCGCAGCAGAAAAGCTGTACACCGCCTTAACGCCGGATGAACTTAATGCAAAGGCGGAAAAAGCCCGCCAAGAGGCCGAAAACGCAGCAAAAAAAGCCGCATCCGATCAAGAGCGCAATCTAAAGGAGCTCACCAAGCAATTGCAAAAGCTCCGGGATGATGCATTGCAGGCCGAAGTAGATTCTATGAAGGAGGGCACGGCCAAGAAACTCGCGCAAATAGACCTTGACTACCAGAAACGCGCCCGTGCCATACAGGAGGCAGAGGAGCGCATCAGGGAGTTGCAAGGTGGGGAATTGACCAAGGGGCAGCAAGCCCAAATAAAAGCCTTGAACGATGCCAATAATGCCCAGCGTACTGAAGAACGGGCAAGCGTTTCTTCTATTTCGATAAGCCCCGAAGGGTTGGCATCTACAATCAATAAGAATATACAATCTTGGGACGAGTATTTGAAAGCGTATGGAACCTTCCGGGAAAAACTACAAGCTACAAAAGACATTTACGACCGTAAGATCGAAAATGCTGGCAGCATTGGAGAGCGGAAGGCACTTGAAGCCGAGCGAGATGCAGCAGTAGCAGAAATTGAAGTACAAGCCGGGCAATGGGTGCGAGAATTGACAGGCAAGACCATGGATGAATTATCCGCCCTGAAAGCAGAGCTGGAGGCATCGCTACAAGCACTGGAATCCGAATATAATGCCCTCGATTCATCAGATAGTGCCCAAGGACAGAAATTGCGCGGTGAGATCAATCAGACGCAAGCAAAAATTAATGCAGTAGATAAAGCTGCTTCGAGTACAAAATTAGCCCCCAAAGATAATGCGATCAAGAAATGGCAGCGATTAGAGAGGACACTCGGTGATATTGCAGATGGATTCGAGGGTATTGGTGATGCCGTTGGGGGCACTACTGGCGAAGTCATTAGTGCGGCGGGCGAAATTGCAACTAATGCAGCCAGTATGATTAGCAGCATTGTCACTCTTACTGAATCGTCGGCGGCAGCTATTACAACGACATCAACAACCGCCGCCAGTGCGATCAAAGCTGTTGAGCGAGCATCCGTTATTCTTGCTATTATTCAAGCGGTATTGACAATAGCAACTAAAATAGCCAGCCTATTTAATAATGATGATGAAAAACAAGCGGAAATAGACCGACTGCAAGGTAGAATTGAGCAACTGCAATGGGAATTGGATAATGCCAATGCAATTCGGCTCCAAGAAAATTCTTTTAATGCTATTCAGAAGGTAAAAGACGCTTATAATGATGCGACGAAAGCGATATTGAGCGCATACGGAAAACTAAGCCCCTTCGGGGAAGCCATCGTTAAGCGAATCAATGCGGCTAAAATAGAAGAAAAGGCAATCAAAAGTATAGCAGATGCCTATTCAAACCTTAAATATACAGACAGCAATCTTCTGGGGGGAAATAAGTTTAGTGATACCCGAGATAAACTTAACAATCTTGCAGAACAGCAGTTGTTGCTTCAAAAGCAGATTAATGCAGAGAACGACAAGAAAAAAACGGACAAATCAAAGATAAAAGAATGGGAACGTCAAATTCAAGAACTTGGAGAAGAAGCTGCTGAAGTAATAAATGAGGTTGTAGAAACTATTATCGGCGGCACGGCAGAAGATATTGCAAAAGAGCTTGGCGATGCCTTCATAGAAGCGTTTTTAGAAGGTGAGGACGCCGCTAAGGCCTGGGGTGAAAAGGTAGACGAAATTGTTGCTGACATCATGAAACAAATGTTAGTCAGCAAATTTGTTGAAGAACGTATCGGAGATATTTTTGACCAGTATAAATCCAAATGGTTCAAGGATGGAGTTTTTGTCGGGATTGACGGTGTGATTGATTCCATGGGAAACTTTGCTGACGATCTCAACAAAGTTGGTGAGGAATTTCAAGCTATTTGGGACAGCCTTCCCGCTGAAACAAAGGAATTACTTGGGAATGCTGGCGCAGCTCGTCAGGAAGCCACGGAAAGAGGCTTTCAAACAATGTCGCAAGATACGGGCGATGAGTTAAACGGCCGATTCACGGACATTCAAGGCAAGGTTACCGACATCCGCGGCTATGTAATGGCGCAGACGCAATCAATAATCGGTCTTTTAACATCTATGGCCAATATTGAAACAGCCATGTACGCAAGCGTACAGGTAAATAATGAACTGCTCCGATATGCTGTGATGACCTACATGGAAATTGTGGAAATAAACGGCAATACAGCAGCCATGAGAGTTGCATTACAAGGTATTCAAGAGGATATTGCCGCAATCAAGCGCAACACCAGTGAACTATAACATGAAAATTGGTAAAGACATAGCAGACCTTGACAAGTTCATCAACGGCATTGAGGATGAAGTTGTAGATTTCATGGATGAGAAAGCACGGGAGGCATTAATAAGACAGAAAGAAGCTCGGCTACTATCTGGCAAACGCGACTACCTAAACCACACATGGAACTTACGCAGCGCCCTTGGTTACGTAGTTACTTATGAAGGCAAAGAAAAACGGCGATTTATTGGCGACCAAAATCATCCAGATCCGACGGCGGCCATTGAAACCAATAAAGTACTCAACGAAGAAAATAAAGCCGGAACAAGCATTATTTTCGCAGATGGCATGTATTACGCCGGCTTTGTCAGCTCTAAAGGTTATGATGTGATAGATACAGCCGAATTATTTTTAGATAAAGCATTAAACGAAAGAAAATGAAAAGGGATTTACTCATAAACGGCTACGATGCCTATGCAATGGGTATCACAATGGGATCGGGTTTCATTGCAAGTCTGAGAGCACCGGCAAGCCTCAAAGATTTTGTAGAGAATGACGACCCCAAAAAGGACGGCAAGCAGGTAATTTACCCCGAAAAACCGAAAGTTGCCGCCCGCGATCTGACGCTTACATTCGTGATCTTCGGCGACACGCTTGCAGAGCATACGGCGAATTACAACAGTTTTATAGAACTACTAAAAAGAGGCAAAATAGACATTAGCGTACCTTTAATATCTGCGGATATTTACCATTTGACCTACATGGGCAATTCAGGCAGCTACATGATGTCCGCAGACCTTACCACCTCACAACTGACAGTAAAATTCAATGAACCCAACCCAGCAAACAGGGTCGCAGAAACAGAAAATATATGACAACCCAACACAATAAGAGTGTAGATGCCATACGGGCGATGGCACTACAAACGGGCGCTTGTAAAAAGATAAACCGCGTCCAAGACTTCCCCGAGCTAATCAAACTGATGTTTACCCCACAAGGGATCGAGTTCTGCCAAGACCACAACTTCCCCTCGGTCGAAGTGTTCAGAAAGAACCGAGACAGTTTAGAAAGGCTGGGAGTATATGTAGATGCGGGAAATATCGCGCTCAAAGGTAAAGAGTACGTATGTATCGTCGGAGATACAGATGCTACTATAGAAGCGGCAGGGACTAAATTCATCCATACGATAATCCTGATGCACGGCGCACGGGCCAAGATCACCGCCAAAGACTACGCCGTGCTCAATATCGTAAGAATCGGCGGCGAGTATTCAATAAAGAAAGACGGAACTGTGATTGTACTGTAAAACAAAGCCGGGAATAATCCCGGCTTATTCTAATTAGAGCGAATTCAGATGTATTCATTTCTTATAAAAAGTCTTATCGTTATTTTCAGCCAGCCCATATTTTCTCATTTTAAATGAATTATCTGATTCTATGGATATTATACGTTTATCTTCTCTCCCATTAATCTCACCACTTTCTGAATAGGAGTAAAACGAAATAATAGCGCCATCATAATCCACATTAACAGAATAATAGCAATTTTCTGCTATTTCTAATAAGTGGTCATTGAAATATGTAACAAGATAAGCCGTCCCATAAACAACAACTCGACCGTCAATTACAGAAACTTTTTCTTGGGCTGATGAGTAGGGGGTAAATGTTATTTCCTCCGTTTCGGTAGTATTAGTCGTAAAACTATACAGAGACCCAATAAATTTACCATTGAGAACCTGTAATATTTCTTTTTCTGCTGGTGATGGTGAATCACCATTTTCTTTATCGTCAGAACAACTGGTAAAGACAAATGGAATTATTAAAATAATTGAAATTAAAAATTTTCTCATAGCTTATTTCAGTTTTACTGCAAATCCAGAAGCAATATACCCATCTACTACTTCACCATATTTGGTTCCTCTAATAATAGGCGTTATATTGAAATTTAGAAGAGCATTTGCACCAAGAGATTTTGCCTCTTTAACTATTTCAGCCACCATATAATCATAGCTCGGTTTAAATACATTTTCTTCTTTCCATTTAGCCTCCTTATTAATATATCCATCTTTTACGCCTATTGTAAATTTAATACTAAGATCACCAACGGATTCATAAGTAAACCCAGAAGAACTTGGGGTGATAGTAAATCCATCAGCAGTATACTCTCTATAATCAGCCAAATAGGTTTTTTGCGAATACTTTTGGATGGCGCAACTGCTCAATACTACACATGCAGATAATAAAAGTAAAATTATATTAATAAAATTTAGTGAGTTAGTAAATCAAATTTACAATTTCAAATTGGAATATCCAAAAAAGCGAGGAGTGATTTTCGCCACCCCTCGCCTCATGTTTTAATGTTGCCTCTCCTTTGTCGCACGTTATGCGCGTATTTGTGCCAAATCACGGCCTATCTGCCGCAAGGCATCTAATATTTCCTCCGTGCGTTTCTCAGATGGTTTTTTGGTGCCGTAAATATATTTCGACAACAAACTTTTGTGAATACCTATCGTGCGGGCAATCTCCGACACATTCAACTGCGGGAATCGACGGAATACATCCCCTATCACATTATTTGTGTCCGGTTCATCCGTGGCGTAGAAACTCGACAGGTGTATATCTTCGTCGATCTCCTCCCAGCGGATAGCATCCCCAAACTTGTTTATTTTCCACGCCTCGCGCTGGTCGTCGGTAGCTTCTTTGAGTATGGGGAAATACTCCAGCGGGCGGCTGTATGTTTTGCCGTCATTAGTGGCTATGTATATTCGGCCACCCTCGAACCAAACTTTTGTAATCTTCGCCATAATCATAATGTTTTGTACTTTGCAGTTTATTCCTCTTCTCCGAAATACTCGTGCCACTTGGCGATGATCTCCGCCTCGTACAACTCGATCACTTCGAGCGCGCGGCGCATATCGTTCGCTTTTATCCCCCGGTTGTACTTTATTTCTCGTGTAGCGATTTCTACCTTTGCGTCGTTGTCGCCGTACTCGATATGAACATGTATTGGCAAATGTTCGTCAGAGTAGAAATAAAATCGCAATCCAAAAAGGTTTAAAATTGTAGGCATCGTTATTCGTTTTTATCTACTGCAAATATAAGTCCAAAAATTTAGACCCACAAATAAAAGCGTGAAAGTAACCCCCGTATACCACTATTTCCACACCACGTTGGGGGCGCCTCGCAGAAATGCGGGGCGTTTTTATGTGGTGCCACATGCAATATAAACAGCACGAAGTGCGTTTTCGTATATAAATTGGGCTATTGTAAAAAATATTGCGTAATTTTGCAATGTGGCACATATTTTTATATATTTGTATAATATAAGGAGGTTCGGCTATGGCGACACCGGTTTTTAATTCTGAAAAATCTTTACAGGCTGTCCTGTATATTGCGAACAGGGTGGAGCGTAAAGATTTCCATAAAATTTTTAAAGTGCTCTACTTTGCAGATCGGGAGCACTTGATAAAGTATGGCCGTCCGATTACTGGTGACACCTATATTGCGATGAAAGACGGGCCGGTTCCGTCAAAGATTGATGATATATTCAAAGCTGTACGCGGAGATAGCTATTTTGCCAAGTATGCAGATATAGCGAAGTTTTCTGAATTATTCAGTGTCCACGATTGGTATTTTATTTTACCAAAAAAAGAAGCTAATTTATATTATCTTTCAAAGACAGACATTGCCGAACTTGATGATTCAATAGCCAAATATGGCTCAATGGCATGGGAAGAATTGCGTGAAAAATCGCATGATTACGCATGGCATGCCACTGCAAAAGATCGTCCGATTGCCGTTGCTGATATTATGCGAGAAGATGGGGCTGATGAAGAATTTATCAACCATGTTACTTCATTAATGGACTTCCAAAAGGCTTGTTTGTAATATGGATATTTCCCCATTGGCCCGTGCTGTTATAAAAAGAGGTACTATACTCCATTCTGATGAATTCGACTACGTTGATCATGGAAAGATGTTTGTTGTAATGGGAGAGGATGACACGCAATTATACGGCTTCTTTTTTATAAATTCCGACATAAATCCTAAAATTTGGAAAGACGAGAAAGCATTGAGTATGCAAATGCAACTCAAGAAGAGCAACTATCCTGATATACTCAAATACGATTCGTTTCTCGGCTGCCAATCCCTACTCCATATTTCGAAATCTGAACTTATAAATCAATTTTCGGACGGCAGAGCGCAATATATCGGTGATTTAGTAGAAGATGATATTAATATGGCGCTCGAAGCGGTTCGACGGTCTGATTTGTATTCTGACTACGAGAAAGATACATTCTTAAATAAATTGTGATGGACATGGGTGTAGACGCCTAAAATAATGGATCATTTTGTTATAGACGTACGGGTCTATCCGTATAATGTGTAAATTGAAACATCTGTATAGAGCCCTAAATAGTTATTTTAGGGCTCAATTTTATTTTACGATTAATTTTAAGTCCCAGAATATATGTTCGGGCAGGGAGAAATCCCTGCTTTTTTATTGATATTTTTACAGCTCCCCATTGTTATTAAAATGCACAGTCACACATTTGCACAGAGGCTTGAGGAATCGCCGAGCCCTTGATGCAAATGATTATTTACTCTCCGACAGGAACAGAAATATTGGACGCGCCAGTCACCAAAGAGGCTATCATCAAATATGTCCTCATGGGAGACTACTATATCGAGCTGCCCTTTAATCTCCTTGAACCAACGACATTTGCTCGTGGTTCCTACATCACATATAAAGGCCGCAAGTTCGAGATTATGTCCACGGTGCGCCCGGAGTTCAACAATAAGACCGGCGGCTATAAATATACGCTCAAATTCGAGGCTCAGCAAAACCACATGAAGCGTTTCGTGTGCTTCTGGCTGGGTGGGGACAATCCCGAAGCCGTATTTCACAACACCACAGACCTCGAATCTTTCGCGGCGTTGATCGTCGCCAACATGAACAAGCAGCTCGGAGGCGAAAACTGGCAGGTAGGCACGATCACCGTTGACAATCCTAAAGCTACGAAGCTCGTATCGTTCAATGGCGATAAGTGCTGGGACATCCTCAATACGATTGCCGAGACCTTTGAGACGGAATGGTGGACAGAGGAAAACGGCGACCTCGTATCGTTATGCTTTGGCAAACTGGACTTCGGATCCCCCGAAGAGTTCAGACAGGGGAATGTAGTGAAAAACATTCCCGCAAAGAAAGGGGATGATTCGAGCTACGGCACCCGGTTCTACGTCTTTGGCTCTACTCGCAATCTCACAAGCGACTATGGCCAAGCTCCGCAAGGAGGCGAAACGAATCATGTATCTGAAATTCGGCTTCGCCTGCCGGACGGACAGCGGTATATCGACGCAATACCTGGTCTTTCGGGAAGCGACATTGTGGAGCAGGTCGTGTTCTTCGATGACATATACCCCAAGAATACGGAGACGGTCACCAGCATTGAGACCGTAGACCGGGAGATCATCGAAGGGCAAACGGATAAGGCGTATGTCATGTACTGCAAAGACACGCCGTTCCTGCCTTCGGACATGATTAAAGACGAAACCCTGGGCGCAACTTTTACGAGCGGTAGCCTTGAAGGATGGAATTTTGAGCTAAGTATAAACTACAAACCGGAGACGTGGAAACCGGAGGATGGATTTGATAAGAAGTTCGAGATCATCGCGCAAGTAGAGACATCCGGTGAAAGCCAGCTTATAATTCCCCGAGAAAATATGCATCCCGAGCCTGGAGATACGTTTGTCATCACGGGCGTAAAACTACCTAAAGAAAGGATCGAGGAGGCTGAAAAGGAGCTTCTGAAGGCCGGAGAATCATATGCCGCGAAACACAGCAGCGACACGGACGTATACGACTGCGAAACCAATCCCGTATACTGTCAGGAAAACAAAAAGAATTACGATGCAGGACAGGCGGTTCGCCTTGTGGATCCACGCTTCGGAGAAAGCGGCCGCTTATCACGCATCCAGGGATACGAAAAGAAACTCTATAATGAGTATATCGCCACATATACGGTAGGCGACAATACGGCATATTCCCGTATCGGCAACATTGAATCGGAGGTGAAGGCAAACCTGTACGCACAGCGCATAGGCGTTACCGAATCGGGAGCTTCAATTTATCTTATCACCCGCTACGATTCCACTGCCGCCGCAGACTACAATGCCTATTCCGCCAAGCGTGCGCTATGGGAATTCGCCAGCAAACAGTTCCCGGACACATTCAAAGGTAAAATGACCTTTGACGACGGTGCCCTGTTCGGGAACTTCGCATCCGGGATGACAGGCTTGGGCGGCATGATTGACAAGAAAGGGAACGCAGAGATGCAGAGCCTGAAACTTCGGGGATTCCTGGAGGTTCCGGAACTCCGCTACAACCGTGTCGAAATATCCATGGGCGATACGTGGTATGCTCCAAGTGCCGGGATCATCGAAAGCGTCGACACCACGGCCCAAACCATCACCCTCAAGCTCGAAGAAGGCGAGATCGGAAGTCCTCGGGTCGGGGATATATGCATGGGCATCTTCCACAATTTGAACACTTCGGAGAATGCAACCGCGGATTATGACGACGGACGTGGCAACAGGCGCTTTGCCGGGTTCGCCACCTGCTATTTCCGCATCACCGAGGAGCTGGACACTACAACTTACAAGACCTTCAAGTATCAACTACGCCCGGTATCGGGAGCTTACCCCACCCAATATCATCCGGCGGCGTCGATGACCTTCGTGGGCTATGGCTCCTTCTCAAATGAGGATCGGCAGACCTCCCGCTACGAAACCCGGACATACCAGCGTTATTTAACGGGAGTTTCCGATTGGGAGTTCACTGCGTCCAATATCGCCGCGCAATATGGCGACCTGTCAAACCTGTCCGTATTCGGGATAAACATGACGGGATATTCGGCATACCTGAACAACATCTACATGTCGGGCGTCATTCATCAGTTCACGCCCGGCGGCGAAGAGGTGCCCACGATCATAGATCGCGGAGTGTGGAGCGCCACGGAAACATACAACCGCAACGACGACGTATATTGGAACAACGGACATTGGCGCTGTCTGGTCGACGGCACCAAGACCGAGCCCGGCAAGGATGCCGAGGAGTGGGTATACTTAGGCGGATACGGGGTGCTCGAAACGGTCAGCATATTCAAAAAATCGGAGAGCGAACCGGCGAAACCTACGGAGCTTAAAATACCGCCCGAAGGTTGGACTACGGAGACGCTCCCGATGTCGGATCAACGTCCTACATGGATGTGTACCGGCACCGTTGTCGACGGAGAGGTTAAATCATGGTCTGCTCCTCAGCGCGTATCGGGCGAACCGGGATCCGACGGGAAGGACGGCAAGGATTACGAGTGGATTTTCGCGCGTACATCGCAATACAAAGCCCCTGCACAGCCACCCACCGCGCAGCAGGACGATTACATTCCCTCGTCCTCCGAAACCTCGGACGGGCAGGTGTGGACGGACGATGCCGTCGGGCCCGATAGCGACACCCCTTACGAGTGGGCCAGCAAGCGCGTGAAGGTAAATGGCATGTGGGGCAAATTCACCGACCCTGCGCTTTGGGCAAAATTTTCGTTCGACGGAGCGCCGGGTGTCGACGGAACCGATGTAGAATGGATATTCAAACGCACAAGTTCCAACACGGCCCCGAATACGCCGTCTGGCAGCGACGAAGACGGATATGTACCGAGCGGTTGGACGAACAACCCCACGGGCCCGAATTCCGAGCGCCCCTACGAATGGACTTGCGTACGCTATAAGACAGGCGGACACTGGAGCGGATATTCAGCAGCGTCCTTATGGGCGAAGTGGTCATTCGACGGCGCGGATGGTGTGGATGGTGAAGGTGTAGAATACATATTCACGCGTACGGAAACCGAGGATCCGGGCACCGTTCCGGATGTTCCCGATGTTGCGGAATACGATAATCCCCCGGCTCCATGGACGGATGACCCTACGGGAGTAGACGCCACATATCGCTACGAATGGGTGTCGAAGCGCAACAAGGTGGAAGGTGTTTGGGGCGCATTTTCCTCGCCCTCGATTTGGGCGCGGTATTCTTACGACGGGCAACCGGGGAACTGGACATCCTATGTATTTAAAAATAGCGATACGGAGCCAGCAAAGCCTACTTCCTACGACCCCATTCCGTCCGGATGGAGTGACGCGCCCACTGGTGTCGGTATATGGTGGATGTCCAAGGCTACGATAGACGCATCGACCGGAAAGGCCGGGGCGTGGTCGACGCCTATCCGCGTAACGGGCGAGGATGGGGAGCCGGGGCCGCATACTGACTTCAAATACGCCAAGAATAACAGCACCACCACGGCGCCGGCGCTGGTCAAAACGGATCGCACCCCCGCAGGTTGGAGCGACACCCCGCCGTCGCTCTCTTCGGGTGAATATCTGTGGATGACCCAGGCAGAAATAGACGCCGACGACAATCTGTTGCACCCGACGGTAGGCTGGGCAACTCCGGTACGCATATCGGGAGAGCAGGGCCCTAAAGGTGATGACGGCGCCCCCGGCGAAGACGGCGCTCCCGGCAAGGATGGCTTGCAGGGTTGCATAATCCGCCTCACGGAATGGGCATCGGGAGTGGAATACCGCAATGACCTCGACCTCGTTTCCAATGGCCCCAGATACATAGACGTAGTTACGATCTATGCGAACAATAAGCAGCTGAAATTCCAGTGCAGCCAGACGCACACTTCGTCCGCTTCCAACAAGCCGGCGGCGGGATCCGCGTCGGCATATTGGCAACAACTCAACGACATGGTGCCGATATATACGCCCCTGTTGTTCGCAGAGAATGCCGTCATCAACTTCCTCCAAGGTATGGAGTTCGTGGTGCACAACTCCAAGACGGACATTTCCGAGAATACCATCATCGCAGGGCTCGTGGGCGGCGATATTCCCCTGTTCGTCGGGAGCAACACGCCGTCGAATGCGCCGTTCAGGGTTACTAAGGACGGGGCATTCGTGGCCACCAAAGCCGATATTACAGGGACTATTAACGCATCGAGCGGAACGATAGGCAACTTTACAATTGACGAAGGAGCATTAAAATCCACAGACAGCTTCGGTGATATGCTTCTATCTTCCAATCTGATTAAGTTTACAGGCCGTAAGACCAATCTTTATCTTGGAGTCGACACCTGGCCGGCATCAACGGGTGGTGCCCTCTATGGGTCTATAAGAGCAGAAGTAAGCCGCAGCGTAGCCGGCGGCATGGCAGGCAATTACGGAGTGTATATAGATGTCACCGGAGCAGCATTATCGGATGGAACCACTCCCGCTGCACGTCAGTCCGGAAATCATGCCTTATATATCCCCAATGGGTTCATAACCGGCTTCAGACTTAGGAATGTGCGAACCTCTTCCAATAGAACCCTGACCGACATGGACAGCGTGGTATTCAGTACGGCTACGGGCGAGATTACGCTGACTTTACCGTCTTCACCAAAACAAGGGCAGATTTATTTCATCCGAAAGGTCGGCAGCGGCAATGTCAAGTTGACGCGCGGGAATACCCAGCACAGGATATGCACCAATTCCAACTCTCAAAACAACACTGAAATTACCTTGGATTGGGGTAAGCTGTGGATCATATTGTGGGATCATGTGAACAGTATGTGGACGGCCAACTGGTGCCAATATTAACACAAAAACAGGATATATGAAAGCATTGAATTTAAAAGAATTTAAACTGTTCACCGATATTTCCCGCGCCGGGCATATTGTCGTCGACGCCCGGAAAGAGTTTGCCAACGCCATATACATGGGCATGAACGGCATCGTAGCGCATGACCTGGCATTCCGCATCCTCCACAGCGAAGGCGGCATCGAAGTTTCCGACGAGGAGGAATTGATTATCGTTGATACCGCAAAGATGTGCAAGGCGGTCTTCTACGACAGTATCATGTCCGCTCTCAAAAAAGAATAAACGCTCGAAAGGAATATGAAACGCATCCGGATAGGCAAGGACATAGAGATACATTGGCCGATACTCACCAATGGGCAGCAGGTAGCACTCGAAGGGCGCGACCTGAGACTCTTCGTCCATTTGCCTTCGCATATGGACATTCCCGTCGATTTCACCACCGAAGGCAACACCGCGATTTTCACCATCAGCGGAGCAATGCAAAAATCCATCGGGGTGTACCGTCTCACCATGTGGGAGAATTTGCAGAAGAGAGGGCAAACGGCGGTCGACTACTGCAAGGCCTTCGAATTGGTTCCTACGACACTTTTGGAAGGTGGCGAAGACGAAAGCAACCTTACAACGGAAACTGTCAACCTTGAGGCGTCAAGCCTTGTTATCGGATTGCCCGGCGAGAGTGCTTACGAGGCATTCAAGAAATACAACCCGAATTCCGAACTTACGGAGGAAGAATATGCCGAAGCCCCTATTAACGCTGCAAACGCCGCGAACGAAGCGGCAAAAGCGGCAAATGACGCTGTAAATAAGGTAGGGGATATTGACAAACTCCTTGCCGAAAAGGTCGACAAGGAAGAAGGGAAAGGGCTTTCGACGAACGACTACACTGACCAGGAGAAGGAGAAGCTGGCCGGGCTCTCCAACTACGACGACACGGAGATAAGGAAGGAGTTGTCCGACAAGGTGTCCAAAAAGGAGCTGACGGAGGCTGCGGCGGGCGCACTGGCTGAAGCAAAGTCGTACACGGACACCAAGACAACAGAACTATGGAATAATGTCAGCGATGTGTTTGACGCCACGTCCGAGGAGCTCAACAGCAACATATCCGGCGGGGATGCGCAGACACTGACCGAGGCCAAAAACTATACGGACAAGGCGATCTCAGAAATTCCCACCCCGGACGTCAGCGGCCAGATCGAGCGGCACAACACCTCCCCCACGGCGCATCCCGACATCCGGGAGCTGCTCAACACCTGCGTAGGACTGCCGGAGTTCAACGACAAAACCTACGAGCTGACCTTCACGACAAAGGGCGGTGCCAAGTTCATCATCGACCTGCCTATCGAGATGATGGGGCTGCATTACAACGAGGATACCCAATCTATCGAGTTCGTAAATGCCGACGGCTCCATATCCTCCATCCCGGTTTCTGACTTCGTGAAAGTATATGTCGGCTCTATCGGTTCCGAGATACAGGTTACGGTCGAAGGCTCCGAAATCCGCGCCTCCCTGCTCAACAACACCGTATCCTGGGACAAGTTGACACTGGCATTGCAGGAGATGATCCAGGGCAAGGCCGACCGCACGGAGCTTCCCACGAAACTGTCCGAACTGGAAAATGATTCCGGATATGTGACTTCGGAAGAATTGAATACTGAATTAGGCTACAAAGACCACGTAGCCTACATCCTCAAGGACTTTACGAAGAGCTATTATAACAATACGGGCTCGGACATCACGGATCGGAGCATGGTCGTTACGCCTACGCAGTCAGGCGTGACGTCGAACTTCTCCCTGACCAGCCGCATCCCGGTCGCAGCTTCGGACTTTATTTTCGTGCGCATGAAGCTGCGCGTGGACAAAGAGTGCTCTTTGCGGATCATTACCTATTCGGACAATCTCGACCAGCGGGGCCGCTGGTTCGTCCTCAAGGCAGACCGCACCTACGAAATCTACTACCGCGGCAAGGCGGCGTCGGTAGCGGGAGGGCTGAATGTGGGCACCAGCATACCCGCAGCCACCAATATCGGCCAGAAGGTCACCATCGAGGATTTGATCGTCACGCTCAATAACTATGACGCATGGTGCGATGCCGAGAGCCGGGCCACGCTGAAAAACTTCGACACGGACTCCTTCACCGTGGACGAGGGCGGGACGGGGCATTTCTTCTCGGTCGCGCAGGCGTGCGACTTCGCAAGGGACGCCTTCGATGTCGTGAACAACGCGGTTACGGTGTTTATCCGCAACGGCCTTTACGATCACGAGGCCCCGAAGAATGTGGCGATGGGTTACCCGTATGCGATCATCAACAAGGGGGCGAACCGCATATCGCTTATCGGCGAGAGCCGCGACGGCGTCATCGTCTCGTATGAGAACAACTCCGTGAACCGCGCCAAGATCATCGAGGCGGGCGGCGAATGCACCATCGCCAACATGACCGTCAACTGCCTGAACGACGAGAGTTATACGGACGCCAGCGCCGGCGGTCACCAAGCCTGCTACTGCATACATATCGATTCGGTCTTTGCCGCATCTGAGCGATATTTCACGACGATTCGGAACTGCAAACTCTTCAGTACGTGCCATTCACCCGTCGGCGCGGGCCTTGCCGACAACCAGACCATTCGGTTAGACGGCTGCGAGTGCGTCAGCGACACGCACGTAGGCACTTCGACGGGCGCGGCCACCATCCACGCAAGCACCGATGCTGCGGCGAAAAATATGGCCGTCGAGATCATCGGCTGCCGCCTGCTGTCGCTCGACGGAACCAAAGCGCTCTACATGCCCGACGTGAAGGGCGGCGCTCCCTTCACGCAGGTCGACGTCACGCTGCTGGGCAACACCTACTATACCACGGGGCCGGAGATCACCGATGCCGACTTCTTGTCCAGGCACAAGCTCACGCCGTGGTCGGATGCTTCGTTCAGCGAAATTTCGGTTATCGCGCACTCGGACTGCACGCTCGAAGCGCGCGTGACGCACCTCGAAAGGCTGCTCATGGAAATGCTCTCGGGCAAAGTGCTGATCCCGGAGTTGCAGGTGAAAAAACTGGGCGTGTGGGGCGACAACAACCTCGTCGTCACGGGCGAGGGTGCGCCGACGAAAGCCCCCGACCGCGCAGGGCAGTTCTATGTCGATACGAAGAACAACGCGGTCTACCACTCCGTGGGTAACGGCGCGGTGTCGGACTGGAAGAACGCTTAAACTACATACAACATGTCACAAGTCAACAAATACGCCAACAAGGCGGGTTACACGGCCGACAAGAATCGCAAGGACACACAGTCGGCGGTATCCTACATCGAGGACGACGGGGCGCTCATCTACGACGGCGTGAACGTCGTAGTGGACAAGCCGGCCGCCGGGGTTGGTGACCTTGCGGTCTTCGACAAGACCACGGGAACTATCCGCTTCGTCAAGGGTGCGACGCTTGTTGCAGAGCAGCTGCCGCCGCAGCTTGTCCCGGTGGCCGTGGTCTATGCCCGGCAGGGCGAGCGGGTGCTGATCGTGTCGCTCCGCAACGCGGCATCCGAAGTTAGATGGGCATATAGCTATGAGGTGGCATTGTCGGGCTTCAACCTCGCCGCGGGCGGTGAATTCACGCTGAACATCTATACCCGCGAATTCTCGTTTACGTACCCTGCGGGTTCGACATTGGCAGACATTGCCGCACTTATAAATTCTAAACCGGAACTCAAAGCTACATACTCCTGGGTGGCCTCGGCCTCCGAAGAGCTTTCCGCGGTTGTCATGACATGTGATGCATGGTCTACGATAGAGGGGCACAAAAAGATTTCGGCAACAGGCTGCACGTTGACGCGCCGCGCCGTGGATGTGGATTACCAAAGTATCCTAATCCTGGACACGGGTGAAGCGGAGTATTACATCCGCCGCAAGAATGGTGCGAAAGGGACTGCGGCGGGTGGTGTCCTCGACCAGTTCGCGGAATATTATTCGGAGAGAGGCCAGAAAGCCACGGGGCAGAAGCCGGGAAGCGACATAATCATTCAGGAAAGCGTTTTCACCGAAGTCGACAACCCCGATCTGGTTGCCGTGTATCCCACCTACAAGGACTACCTGTTCGCCGAGCACATGGTACAATATCCTACGGCGTTCGGGACGATGTTGCAGGATGGCAAGATCAACACGAACCTGATCGGACGGCTTACCTTCGAGGACATTTATGGTAAGACACAGTACCGCTACCCAGCCGCTGCGGCCGCTCTCGACTTCGGCATCACCGTGGAAGGGATGACGACGGGACTGGAGGCGGGTGCATGGTGGCTGCCGTCGTCGGAAGAGGTCTACCTGCTGATGCACGACAGGGTGCGTTTCGTCGCTGACGTGGAGAAAGACCCCGTAAACCGTACCCTCTTACGCTTGAAAGCTACCATGTGCTATGGTTATAATTATCATGTCCATACTTCGTGCGAGCAGGCGCAGGGATGCATATTTATTTACAGTGGAGGCGCTGGCACCGTGGGCTACACCGGCAAGATTTATAAATTCGCAGCCCGCCCGGTCTGCGCCTTATAATTATCTGAACCATGGAAACACAACGACAGATCGACATCCTCGAATCGCGGCAGCTCGAATTACGGGCAGTCATGGCCAAGTCCGACGACAGGGCGGCCAAATGCAGTAAGTCCGGCCTTGACTTTCGGGCTACCTATCCTCTGGATTATGAGGAGTACGAAGCGGCCAACGCGGAGTACAACGCGAACGAAAAGACCCTTGCGGAGCTCAAAGCCCGGCGTGCCGAAGAGCTGGCCGCCGAAGAAACGGTTATGGACTTTCAAAATATTGAGCAATGAAGATGTATATGACCAACAAGCCCAACGGCGAGCCGTTCTATCCCGTAACCGTAGCCGAGGCCGTGCTTGTTTCCGAAGGAGAAACTTTAGCCGCGGTGCTGCAACGGCTCGAACAGAGGATCGCAGAATTGGAGAAGTCGGAAGCGGCGCCCCAGGCGCAGACGAACGTGTTGCCCGAACAATAGAATACACTCTATGGAAGCATTGTGGAGATTTATAGAAAGGCTCTGCGAAAAAGTATGGCAGGTGTTGATCGGTGCCCTGGTGTACATGTTCAACGCCATAGCCCCCATACACGACATACTGACGGCCTGCATGATTATATTCGCCGCGAACTTTTTCACGGGCCTGTTCGCCGGCGTGCTCGTACAGCACGAAGGATTCATATTCCGCAAGGCTTTCAAGTGCATATCCGAGGCTGCGGTAATATCGGGACTGATGGCCATGATACTGCTCGTCGGGGACAACATCGACAACCACGACGGGGCGATGTCGGCGATCTCGCTCGCAGTATATGCCCTGATATATTTCTATGGGGTCAACATCCTCAAGAACCTGAACCGCATATTCCCGAAGAACCGATACATCGACTTCCTGTACTATGTGCTCTCGTTCGAGATGATTAAAAAGATTCCCTATTTGGAAAACTACAAACAAAAACAAAAGGACAAATGAAAAAGAAATGGATCGTATGGAGCATCGTTGCGGCCGTGGCCGTAGTGCTCGGAATCGTATTCCCGCGTTACATCCTCGTGGGGGTTATTTGTGCTATGGCCGGATGGGTCGGGCATATCCTGTACACTAAACACCTCGCGCAATGACACGAGGGCTCAGAAACAACAACCCGCTCAACATCGAGAAGACACGGGGCGGCAATCCCTGGCAGGGCGAGGTCGTACCGTCGAAAGACAAGCGTTTTGCGCAGTTTACGACGGTGGCATACGGCTATCGGGCTGCCTTCAAGTTGTTGAACAACTACCAGCGTAACTACGGGTTGGACACGATCCGCAAGATGATCGGCCGCTGGGCCCCGTCGGAGGAGAACCACACGGACGTCTATGTCCGCACCGTGGCGGAAAGATCGGGGGTGCCCGCCGACAGCCGGATCACCACGACCAACCGCGACGTGATGGTTCCCATCGTAGCTGCGATGTCGTTCGTAGAGAACGGCGTCGAGGCCAAGATGCTCGACGTGCAGGCCGGGTGGGATTTGTTCGTAAAGGCATGAAAAGATTGCTCCTCTACCTGCTCGCCGCCCTTGCGGTCGGGGCGCTCCTCTTCGGCTGGGGATACCGCCGGGGCGCCGCGTCGGTGGTTGTCGAAGAAACAACGCGCATCGACACGGTGTTCTACCCGCGGCCGGAGCCGCTGCCCGGCACGTACCGCTTCGCCGACATCTCTGTGCCGGTGTTGCTCTTCGCGCCGCCCGACACGGTAACGGAGACCGTCGTTGTGAAAGTCGGGGCAGACAGCGTGCAGATGAAGGTGGCGATGGAAACGCGCCCCTACTCGGACAGCACCTACCGGGCACAGGTCAGCGGGCCCCGGATCGGCAACCTGCGGCCGACGCTCGACTGGATAGAAACATACGACCGCACGACCACCCGACAGCAGGTAGTCACCCGGCGGAGCCGCTTCGCCCTGACTGCCGGGGTCGGGGCGGCGTATACGCCGCAAGGGTTCCAGCCTACGGTCGGCGTAGGAGTAGGTGTTATTTTATGGCAATTCTGACAGGTATGAAGATAATTTATAACGACATCATCCCCTTCAAGGGATACAAGGCTATCAATCTGTTCGGGATCGTATTTGCCCGCAAGTCCGCCCGCCCGTTGTCGGATAAAAATAAAAACCACGAAGCGATACACACCGCACAGATGAGAGAACTGTTATATGTGCCCTTCTACATCGTCTACCTATTGGATTGGGTATTTCACGGCTTCAAGTACCGAAGGATAACTTTCGAACAGGAAGCATATGCCCATGAAGATAACCCTGAATACCTTGAAATACGAAAACACTACGCGCAATGGAAGAGATGATTTACATATACTGGGATGACTTCCCATCGGTTGTAACCGAATAACGGGCCTTGGGGTACGGGCATAAAAAAGTCCCCAACGCTTTCCCGCATATACCACTATACGATTGTGCCAACGCACCACATTGAGGACTTATTCCTTGAATCGGTGTGTTGGCTTTTTGTATAGTGGTATAACAAATTTATAATAAAAAATCGGGAAAGTATATGCGTAAATCAGAGCTTTTTGCACAAATACTCGAATGTGTTGCATTTGAAACTGAAATAGCTAAGGAACAAATCCTTTCGAAGGATAAATTTCAAGATGTGGTCGATGCGCGCTACATGCTCGTACACTTCTGCCATAAGAACGGCATGTACACCACCGACATCGCCCGGATGATGCGGTTCTCCCGACGCGCCATAGAGAAGATGGTCTCCGGGTTCGATGAACGCAAGCGATACAGCCACCCTATATTCGAAATACAGTGCGAACTTATTGCGAAGAAGTTGCCTCCCATCTGCGCCCCAATGAATTGATATGCCTGCCGCCCGCAGCCACCTTTGCAATGTTGCAACAGGTGAACGCCCGGCCTTGACAGGGGCGGCAATCATTCAATAATCATTAAAAATGGGTTCGGATAAAACTTATATTTTCGATGGAGGCGGCTCGGGTGGCGGCCTTGACATCGCGGCTCTCGTCTCGTCAATGATGGGCAACAAGGGCATGGATCCCAACCTCGTAGCGGCACTCATGAACGGTAACAACAACCGTGGTGCATGGGGCGGTGACGGGTGCTGGTGGATCTGGATCATCCTGCTGTTCTTCTGCTGGGGCGGCTTTGGTGGCAACGGCTTCGGCGGTAACAACGCCAATGGCCTTCCTGCGCAGCTCAACGGTGACGCCGGACGGGAACTTCTTATGAACGCAATCCAAGGGAACGGCGCAGCCATCAATCAGCTGGCATCGTCGCTCAACTGCTCTACGCAGCAGATTCAGAACACGCTGTGCAACATCCAGGGCACCCTCGGCATGTCAAGCCAGCAGATCATCAACGCTGTACAGTCGATGGGATGCCAAATCGGCAACCAGATCGCCTCGTGCTGCTGCGATCTCAGGGAATCCATCACCAAGATGGGATACGAGAGCCAGCTCGCAACGGTCAACCAGACCAACACGCTGCAATCTTCGGCAAACACGCAGTTCAACATTCTGGGTGCCAAGATCGACGCGCAGACGCAGATCATCAACGACCGGTTCTGCCAACTGGAGATGCGCGAGATGCAAAACAAGATCGACACGCTCCGCCAGGAGAACAGCAACCTTGCCCTGGCCGCTTCGCAGCAGGCACAGACGGCCAACATCGTCAGTCAGCTCCGTGCTCCGGCACCGGTTCCTGCATACATCGTGCAGAACCCCAACTGTTGCACGACGCCCACTGTGGCCGTGACTGCCGCCCCGGCGTGTGCAGGCACTTTATTTTAGCAAGGAAAGGAGGCAAGTATGTATCCTTTACAAGCTGACATAAAAGTCGTTGTTCCGCAATTCGTACCTCGCCTCGACATCGGAGGCATATACACGCTCGCCACGACCGGAAAGGCTTCCGCAGAGGCCGAAACCGTGGACTACGGGTTCAACCCCTGCGCCTGGCGTGCACTGCCCAATGAGGGAATCCTTCTATGGAAAGTGCGCCACCCGGTCACGGAAGCCGAGAGTGGATATGCCGTAAATGTCGTGGTTCCGACCTCCGGGTCGGCGAGAAGCACGGTAACATCCCCCAACACCACTACCGGGACTGCCAAAGTTCCTGTAGTGGATAACAAAGGGACGCAAACCGTGGGCAGCGACATCACAAACCAGACGGCGGCAGGCGAGACGAGTGCCTATACGGAGCACCTGGTGTACTTTAACAAGTGTGCGGGAATCTTCCGTTTGCTTGGGGTAAAGTCCACAGCAGGAACCGCACAGGCAAATAGCGACGCAGCGGCGCCGGCAGCGGCAAAAGCAACGAAGTAAAAACCGAAAGACGGGGAGGAGGGCTCCTTCTCCCCTACCTTTCACAAATCATTAACCAAGATGTTTCAGAACTTGAGAAAAGGCTCCTTAGTCTACGTTTTCGACAACAGGGAACAGCCTAAGTTTTATACAGCCAACGTAAAAGATGTATCGGCACCGTATTTCCCGCCCCAAAAGCCTGGGCAATTCTCGCCGATGCCGCAATTCATCAACATCTCGATAGAGGGCAACGAGCCCTGGGGCGTCCCTATGCAAGCGGACATCGTTTCGAAAGACGGCCTTACCGTAGCGACGACACGTGAAGTGTTGAAACCGACCATCATGGAGGCACAGCAGGCAAGCCGTGACATCGTGGAATCATTCGACAGACACAAAGCCAATCTGAAGGTCTACGATGAGATCCTGATGCAGCTCGATCCCGAAGCTGCGCGTTCAAAAGAGCTCGAAGCCGAAAACAGGGAGTTGCGGAAAATGCTCGCTGACATGAACGAACGGCTGAGCCAGATACCGACGGCGGAAGAACTGAGGAGCCTTGTCAAGTCTGAACCACCTGCAAAAACAAAGTAACTATGGGTTGGAGAATCATAGGTGAAGGCCGTGGCGGCTTCGGCGGCCACGAAGAGGAGATGGAGCGAGAGCTCCGACGCGCCTACGAAGAAGGCTTTGAAGAAGGCCGGCGTGAAGGCCGTGGCGGATACGGTGAGCGTGGCGGCTACGGACAAGGTGGCGGCTACGGCGAACGTGGCGAGTATGACCGCGGCGGGTATGAGTATGACGACGCCTACGGCGAACGCCGTGGCGTAAGGGGTACAGGCCCCTATTCGCGGTATCGCAGGCGGTAAACCGGAGGGAGAGGGCCGCAGTGCCCTCTCCTATTTTAAATCGAAAAATATGGACAGGTTAGATACACATGAAAACTTCCCGGCAGGGTTCCGGGAATATCTCGAAAATTACGGTTGGCACTTTTCAAAGAAGATGTGCGAATTCGCCGTATCCCGCATGAAGGACAGGAACGGCAAGAAGATAGAGCCCTATTCTAAGGATAAGGTGGATGCGCTGCTCAAGCAGTACGGCATCGAACTCAAAAAGGATAAGGGGTATGACTGCGTGTACGTCTGCAACATGGCATTGTCGGATTATTTCGGGTCGTCGATACCCAATCCACAATACCTGGCGATGTTCATACGTGACTATATCGACGATGAAGACGGATACGACGGCTTGCCATTTACACGCTACTATGCCGATACCATCGGCTCGGGAACACCCATTCTGTGGGAAGAGATGATGTAGCCATGGAAGAATATCCCCAGATCAGCGAATTCACAAACGACAACGGCGAAATAAATGAAAAATATCGCAACGCTCGTCCGTAACCTGCCTGCCGACAAGTACCAGGAACTGGCCGGGGCGGTGAACGACGTATTCGAGAACAAGCGCTTCAACCGGGCGCAACGAAGGAGACTGGCGCGAAACTGGCGCAAGTACGGGAAAAGGGAGGAAAAATGAAGATTCGGGACTTGAGTATTCACAAGTATGGATGGACGTTGCGCATATATTATGCCGTGACGTGCTACTATACGGGCGAAATACTCAAGTCCCTTACCGACATCGGATGCCCCGATACGGTTCTTCATCGCGTACAGGGGAATATGGTGAAGTGCGAAATGGATACGGGATTCACCTACTCCAACAAGGAGCATCGGCAAAGTGTCATCGTAATAGGGATGCACTCCTCGCCGTGGGAATTTCTTAACAGCTTTGAGCACGAACTGCGGCACCTCGTAGACGATGTAGCCCTTACTCTCGGCCTGCCGATGGCCGGAGAAGATGTAGCATACCTTACCGGCGAAATAAACCAGGCACTATGGGAAGATGTGCACCAATTCACCTGTTGTAAATGTAATGGACATGGAAAAAGATGACACCCAATACTGGATGGCGATGCTCGAAGTGAGCGAATGCTGCACACCCATATTCGCTGCCGTCGTATGCGAGTTGATGAATACGATGTAGTTATATTTCCGGGATTAAATCAACGGCTTCACGCTTCTTTTCGTCAATGATTTTTGCGTATATCTGAGTTGTTTGGATATTAGTATGACCGAGCAACTTAGATACAGTGTATATATCTGTCTTATAAGTTATTAGCAATGTTGCAAAAGTGTGACGCGATACATGATAAGTCACATGTTTTTTTATGCCCGCTTTTTTAGCCCATTTATCTAAATATTTCTCAATCACCCATACCATTGGGAGAGAAAATATAATCCCGGTCTCACATTCTGTTTGAGGCAACTGATTTAAGGCATTTGCAGAAAGGGGCACCCAAATTGGCGTGCCTGTTTTTTGCTGTATTACGCGCACTTGCCTTTTATCGTCATCTATCCATTCAATATCTTCCCATCTTAATTTCTGAATGTCCGACAAGCGCAACCCACAAAAGCAACTGAATAAGAATGCCCTTTTAACCATATCATATTCGCAGGGCGTGTTAATCAACTTTTTGATTTCCTCCATCACAAGAAACGTGCGCGGTTTATTTTCGGCTTCTGGACGGTCTTCTGCCGATATGGAATCAGCAGGATTTTTTTCGATAACACCCTCTTTGACAGCCCTATTCAAAGCTGTAGATAATACTTGAAAATACAGCGCCCTGGTTGCGCCAGTTAATAACTTTCCTCCACGCCCTCGGACTTTGTTAAGGTATTCAATATACCCCTGCAAATATTGCTTGTCAACCTGTTTGAATGTAATTTTGTTGCCAGAGTATGCCACCAGATGATTTATTGAATTCTTGATGCTCTGAGCATACATCCTCCCTCCCTTTTCCAGGTATCGTGCCGATTCGGATTGCAGATAATCAATAAAACGTAACTTAACCTGCGCCTTTGAATTAGAAAAACCATGAGAGCGATTCTGCATTTCAACGATTTTTTCAGATTTTATAGCATTCGCCAAGCTAAGCGTCTCTTTATTTTTTATCCTATCAGCATTCGAGTGTTCTGGGATAAGATATAAATGTAAAAAATCATAAACACGATGGCCAGACTGGTAAATGTCAATAAAAATGCG